CCCGCCAGCGTGCGGGGACAGTGGATGCTGGCCGCAATGGGCAGCGGCGGCTACGCCGCCTACACCCGCCCCGGCAGCTACGATGTGTACGCCACCCTGCCTACGGACGGCGGCAGCGAGGAGCTGCCGCCCTCGGTGTACGAGCAGTTCGTGGCCCGCGTGCTGGAAAGTGCCCGCGCCGCAGCGGAGAGCGCTCGCCGCGCCGAGAACGGCGCAGCAGACACCGCCGTACAGGCGGTGCTGGCGCAAAAGGCGGCGGACAAAATTCTGGCCGACCGCACCGATGCCGATGCCTGCGCAAAGCGGGCGGAGGACGCCGCGCTGCGTGCCGAGAGCTACGCGCCCAAGGACGGCACCGTGCTGAGCGTGAACAGCAAGGGCGGCGCAGTGCATTTGGACGCACAGGATGTGGCAGCGGTGCCGCTCCCGGCGCAGCCTTTGCCCGGCGAGGTGGTGCGCATCCTCAGTGTGGATACCGCCACCGGCGCGGTACAGACCGACACCACCCCGCTGCCGGACCTGCGCCCCTATGTGCGCAGCGAGACCGTGCCCACGGCGGCAACGCCCGGCGCGGTGCGGGCAGACGGGCAGTACGGTGTTGCGGTGCGGGCAGACGCCACCCTGACTACCGTGCCCGCCACGGCGGCACAGCTGGACCGCATGACCGAGGCCTATGCGCCCCTGACCCCGGCGCTGCTGCCCTACGGCGTAAAAAAAGCGCTGACCAGTGCCGCCGGGGCAGCAAGCTGGTCGGCGCAGGAAAAGGCGGCAGTGCTGCTGCAGCTGGGTGCGGACGACCGGTTTTATTCCAAGGCGGAGGCAGACCGGAAATTCAGCACGGGCTACACACTGCCGTGTGCCACCGCAGCCGTGCTGGGCGGCGTAAAGCCCGGGCGGGGGTTAACCGTGAGCGCGGACGGCACGCTGGAAGTGACAGCGGAAAACCTTGACACGGTGCTGGGTTTTAGTCTGGCCGAAAAACTGAAACGACTGGAAAGGATGATGGACATGGACGGAAAGCTGGTATACACCGGTGCGGGCACTGCGGGCAAGGTTGCCACGAGCCTGACCGTGCCGGAGACGGTGGATTACATTGTGGTGCGGATGGTGGCACCCACGGCAGAAAACAGCACGAACCCGGTTGCCGCTGCTGCGGAGTACGGCAGCACCCGCATTGTGCGGGGCGGCACAGCGGTGGCCATGGTGGGCGGTGTAAGCTATGACTTCAGCAACGGCGTCAAGTGCAGCGGTGCAGCGCCTGTGCGGATGAGCTTTGCAGCCAGCGGCGTGCTGAGCATTGGCGTTGTGAGAACGGACTCGAGCCTCAGCTTTGAGTACCCCTTTAACGTAGAGGGTTACCAGTATGTGTAAGGGTGGGGTGCAGCATGAATGAGATGACCATCCGGCTGGAGCGCAACGGCGCGGCAGCAGTGCCCGGCGGGCAGCTGCTGCTGGGTTACGCGGGCAACCGGGGCAACTACCGACTGCGCATTGAGCAGCGGGGCGAGTGGAAGGGGCTGACCGTATGCGCCCACTGGCACACCCCCGGTGCAAGCGCGGCCACGCTGGTGGAAAACGGTGTGCTGACCGTTCCGGCGGCGGTAACGGCAATGCCCGGAGTGGGCTGCATCACCTTTGAGGGTACGGACGGCAGCCGCACTGTGACCAGCGCCGATGTGCGGTGCAAGGTATGCGCCAACAGCGGCACGGCAGAGGGCACGATGCCTGCACCGGACACCCCGGCGTGGGAAGCGCTGGTAGGGCTGCTGGGAACCGGCGGTATTACCACCGCGGAAAAGCGGGAACTGCTGGCAATCCTGCGGCTTCTGGCGGCGGGCAATGATGCAGCCATGGCCGCCTATGACCGCTTGGCGGCGCTGTGGGGCATCACGCAGCCGGAAAAGCCGGAAAACAAGACGACTGCCCGGCTGAGCTTTGCAGTGCTGGGCAGAATGATCCTTGGAAGGAGTTAATATGAGCTACGTAAAACAGAATTTTGTGGACGGCCAGACTCTGACGGCTGCCCACCTGAACCACATGGAAGCGGGCATTGCGGCAGCCGCAGGGGTAAAGGGCGATAAGGGCGATAAGGGCGACCCGGGCGAGGGAGTGAGTGAAACTGCGAAAGAGCTGCTGCTGAACCTGTTTGAGAATGCAGCCTACAAAACCAGCGATGCACAAGATACCCTGAACGCCTTGCGTGTAGAGTGGGGCAGAAGTGCACAGGATATTCCGGTGCAGAGCGTGAGCCTGAGCAGCAGCGCCCTGACCCTGAACGAGGGCGAAAGCAAGACCCTGACGGCTACCGTGCTGCCTGCAAACGCCACCAGCCATGTAGTGGTGTGGCGCGTTGCACCTGCCGGGTTTGTCACGGTGGCAAACGGCGTGGTGACGGGCATCAAAGCGGGCAGCTGTACCGTGACTGCCACCGCAGGCGGCAAGAGTGCAAGCTGTACGGTGACGGTGGCAGAGGTGGAGACGGCGCAGCTGCTCTACGACCTGCCCGGTGAAACGGCACTGACAAAGGGTATTGATACCGGCGTAAAGATGCTGGAGCACGCGGGCACTGAGACACCGCAGTACACCATTTTGCTGGATGCAAAGGCCAGCGACAGTTTTAACGACAAAGCATGGATCGTGTTTGTGCACTGCATGACCGAGACCGGCGATAACTTCAATCTGCCGGGTATCAACATCAATCTGAACCCCAACAACGGCACCACCAGTATTGCTTATTACGACTATTGCGACGTGACGCTATCGGACAGTGTTGCGCACCTCAAGACCCGCACACGGTACGTGATCCAGCTGGACGGCCAGAAGTATCGCGGCGGCAGCACCCACTGCACGCTGAGTGGCTGGAAGGTAACCAAACATACCCTTACGGACGTACCGGAGAGTCTGCTGATCGGTGGTGCTCCGGGCACGAATGGCGGCGAGATGACCCGCTGCTGGGACGGCACACTGTACCAGTGTAAGGTGTACAAAGGACTGCTGAGCGATACGAAGATCAACAAGTTCATTCAGGAGGGCACGGTATGATCTATGATGTACATGGTGATCCCCTCGGTACAGCAAGCGGCAACGTGCTGTACGGGAAGAAATATGTGGCCTGCGGAGACAGCTTTACCGCAGGCGACGCGACCGGCTACACGGATGCTGCCGGCAACACCGGCACGAACTCGGATTTTTACGACCAGAAGCTGAAAGCATGGAAAACATACCCGTGGTGGATCGCAAAGCGCAACGACATGACGCTGGTGAACGAGGCTGTGAGCGGCTCTGTGTTCACCAATATCACCGGGCGGCTTTCGCCGTTCTCGGTGGAGCGGTACAAGGCCGTACCGAAGGATGCGGACTACATCACCCTGATGTTCGGTCTGAACGAGTGTGAGCCGGACACGGCACAGGGCTTTGACCCGACCGCCATTGTCGGCACTAAAACAGATACCACCAACGCAACAGTGTGGGGCGCGTACAATATCGTTTTTGAGTATCTGATGAAGAACATCCCCTACGCGAAGCTGGGCGTGATCCTTGCGGACGGATGGATGAGTGCAGCCTACCGGACAACGGTAAAGGAGATCTGCGCCTACTGGGGTGTACCGGTACTGGACCTGAACGACGAGCAGCACCCGCTGCTGCTGACCGCACACAGCGCAGGACGCGCGGACGCCAGCCCTACGGCAAAGCAGCTGCGCAACGATGCCTTTAAGCTTGCCCTCTACAACGGCCATCCGGGTCTGCGGGCGCATGAGTACCGCAGCACCATCATTGAGAACTGGATGCGGGGACTGTGATGCGGAAAGGAGGCAGAGAGATGATCCGAAAGTACAGCCTTGCCAAGGACGGGGCAAAGCTGCTTGCACCGGACTTTAAGGTGCGGGAGCTGCGCTGTAAGGACGGCAGCGACACCGTTATGGTGGACGAGGCGCTGATGCTGCTGCTCCAGTGCATCCGGGAGCACTTTGGCAAGGCGGTGACCATTACCAGCGGCTACCGCACGGCGGCGCACAACGCGGCCGTGGGCGGTGCCAAGAGCAGCCAGCACCTGCTGGGCCGGGCGGCAGACATCCGGGTGCAGGGCGTGAGCGTGGAGGACGTAGCTGCCTACGCCGAGCGCCTGATGCCGGACTGGGGCGGCGTGGGACGCTACCCGGTGAAGGCGGGAAGAGCCACCGGCTGGGTACACGTGGACACCCGGGCGACAAAGAGCAGATGGACGTTGTAAGGGGGTGAGGCCAATGGAGAGCATCATCTCGGCCATCATCGCAGGCGCGGTGACCCTGATCGGCGTGCTGATCGCCAACGGAAAAAGCCAAGCGGTGACCGACACAAAGCTGGAGGAACTGACCCGGGAGGTGCGGGAGCATAACAACTTTGCCCGCCGCGTACCCATTTTAGAAGAACAGATGAAGGTGGCCAACCACCGCATCGCAGATTTAGAGAAAGAGAGGAACTGAACCTATGAACGATACCCATTGCAAAATTTCTGCTGCTACGCTGGCGCGTACGGCTGCGCTGGCGCTGGCACTGACCAATCAGGTGCTGAGCGCCTGCGGCAAGCCTGTGCTGCCCATCGAGAGTGCCACCGTGGAACAGTTGGTGACCACCGGCCTGACCGTGACCGCCGCCCTTGTGAACTGGTGGAAGAATAACTCCTTCACCCCGGAGGCCATCAAGGCCGATGGCTATCTGGAACAGCTGCGGGAGAAAAAGTAA